CTCCTCTGTGTTTGGTTTAATCACAGAGTCTGCGGGAAGCAAATCCCGCAGGCCTTCCATCTTTGGAAGGTACAGATGGTGCTTGTGCACCACCTTGTCCGTGCGGTCTGACCGCACGTACCGATGTCCGGTTGTACCGGACATGAGGGAGGCCATTCTATACATGACCTCTCTAGCATTGCGGGACTTATCCGCAACGACTCTCGCCAGGAAGCCTGGTGAGTGGGGCATAGCCCCATCGCCCCCTATCTCAATGGGGACGTACGGACTGATACAGTCCGGCTCCTGTGGCACTAGAATGTGCTGCAGGAGGGACGCGCGAGTGAAATACTTGCGCGCCTTTGGATTGACGTTGTCAACCCAACGCGCCTCCTTCCCTAGGAGCGCGAACCTACCCGAATTACTCATCGAGTAGGCATCTACCTCAGAGATCTGAGGTAGGAGGAGCCTGAATCTTGGATAATCCAAGTAAGATAGCTCCTCGCCACGTCTCATCTGGACGTGGTTAGAGGACGACGCCTTTTGAGGCACGAGCGTCCCCTCCTCACAGTAAAATGCGAGGTGACACGAAATGTACGTGTCCTCTTCAGACACTTTGAATATGGTCTGAAGGTTGTCGATCTGAGTCGACAACTGATGAACTGAAGCACTAAGTGCTATTTCATCATCACCCACAAGACTGTAAACTTGTAGGCGGCTCATGCGGCATATTGCATCATGAGCGATGGTGAGAATGACCTTGGTCATCATATCACCCATCATCCAGCCTCTTTGTCTGGATACCAGCTGGTAATTACCAGCTTGGTCAGGAACGAAAAAGAATCGTTTCCCGTTGTACAAGGTCTTGCCTAGTACAGCCAGTGCACGGGGGAACCCTTCGTGCACCGATGACAGCTTTATCAAAAACTGCCATATCTGACTGCTAACAGTCAGATTTCCGAAGTCCGTTGCTTCGGAAAGATCTGTGCTCAATGCATAGATCGTAGCACCTTCTGGGAGGTGCTGCCATTCCGCTGATTGCGGATTGAGGACTTTTTGTACAAACCGCCACAAGTGGCGGTCAGCCTTAAGCCCTGACTTTACATGTTTGTGTTGCAAAGTCGCCTGGTACATGTGTGCCAGGACGCCCATTATTACTTGATAGGCGTAAGGCGCGACCGTGATTGTGCGCGCCTTCGAGGGTTCAACAATAGTGTGAACCCTCACACACCTCACATATGTGGGGTGGTGCAGGACTGTTTGTACAGCCCAGCTCAGGACATCTCCAGGTGTCCTGACCGGCCGAGGCTCAATCGCCGTCGGCTCGAGCGTTTCCATGTTATAAGTGAAACGCAGGACACGCTTCTTGGCAAGCGTGTCGCGGAGGAAAGCTGTCTTTCCTCCCCTCCCTCGAGATGACTCGAGGCAGGCAGTTGTGCCCACAGACACAACCGCGTTAACACCCATGGTGTTAACGGCCATCCTGGTAGCATCCAGGAGGTACGGTTCAGGTATTTTGACCTTCTCTGAAGGTTCCTGAACGGTTCTCTTGAATTTTTCAAGAGACTTGCGGATCATAACATGATCCGCCATGCCCGTCGCCCTGGTTTGACACCAGGTTAAGACGTAGCGTCCCAGCTCAGCTGGTGACTCGAACCCTACCTTTGAACGGTAGAGATCGTAGTATGGCACCATGTGTGCCATAGGCCGGTAGGAATCGATCCTGCCGGTAAGGGCAAACGACTTTCGCATGCCCTTCTTCAGACTTTTAAAGTCTGACTGAAACTGTGCGTAATTATTCGCACAGTTCTCTAACGCCCAACGCGTTAGACGATCCACCTGAGCTTCGCTCGGGTTGTCAGACGTACAGTAGTACGCCAGCACTGCTGCTGTGGCAGTGTGAAACCAAGATCGGACTTGGTTCAGCCTACCGGCGTCAAGCCGGCGGCGAAGCCTTACTTTGAAGGCTTGTGAAACCTTCACATAAAGGTTTCGCAGCAACACTTGTTGCTGATCCCTCGGACACAAGTCCGAGAGGAACGTCGGTGCGCTACGCGTACCGAGGAACCTTTCTAAGAAGAAAGGTTGTATCCGGCGTTCAAAAACGTCGGCAACACTTCTGTTCTCACAGAAGTAGTCCTCGAGTCTTTGCTCGAGCGTGGAGCTTGGCTCCACGAGGATTCTGGGCCCCACCCTGCCTATAGTAGGTAAAGGGGGTGCCCAGCGATACGTCATC